ATTCTATGACATCTTCAATTTTATTCAGATAGTTATGTAAACTTTCAACACCACGCTTACGTATTTGACATTGTGCAGTAATGTTTTGATCTCTTCCTATAATTCCAACTTGTAGGTTGCCTTTTTCATTTAACCTACGCAATACTTCTTTGTAGTCAGGATACTTTGTTTGCCTTACTCCGTTATCTTTATCTACGTAAGGACCGCTTACACTAAGCACATAGTTTTCATGCTTTGTCCAATCGTAGTTATCGATATTCTCAGGCGTATTCCAAATATCTTTGAAAGGTGCGTTGTCATGATTAATCCAGTATTCACGTAACAGTTGATCCCACCCATGCACATTGCTGTGCATGGATAGAACTTTACTAAACACATGATTACCTGTACCCTGCGGGCCGCTAATAACTAAGATGTTTGCCATTATTTTACCAACTCTGGCTTGAAGATTGATTTTAAACCAAATGCTTCTGTGTTAAACTGTACCAGAGTTTGCAGTGCATCGGCAGTCACAAACTTCATTAGTGTATCAACTTGTGCATTGCCTGCATCACCAATCATCCACTGATACTTGCCAACTTTTTTCTGAATCTTTTTAATTGACTCAGGATTCTTTGAAACTTGCTCTAGTGCTGCTACCAGTTTAGCACGATTAGGGTTGTTTTTGTTAACCCAAAGTGCTTTTTGCAAACCATCACGGAAACTTTTTACCAGCTTGTAAGCATCTGCAAGATCTCCTTTTGGATCTTCACCGTGCAGTTCTATAAACTGTTTTTCCATCTGAATGCCTGGATAGTTTGGATCATCTGCATGTGAACCGTCTGGCTGTAGAATGCCATGATGGAACCATAAACGTGCTTCGCCCTTGTCAATTACTGGCTGAACATGCTTTTTAAAACTTGCAGGATTTTCACGAGTGCCGTTAAGTTCGCCACGCTTAAATGCAAGACGTCTTTCGTTGCCTTTCATTCCTTTAATCCAGTTTACCTTATCTTTAAAGCAAGCGACATATGCTTCAGTGCTAGGCAAATTACCACACTTTAGCAGTGTCATTGCAATACCTTCAGGAACTTTACCGCCCCCGCCTGAGAAACTTGTTCTGTCTGTATTTGGGTCATGGTCACCATGTACCGCTGTAATAATATTAAGGTTCATTAGTCCAACACTATCATAGTCAGCATAGTTGTAATCCACTGCTTCTTGTAAAAAACTTACACCATTGCCGCCGTTAGATACCATAATAGTTTTGTCATCAAAACGTAGTTCATTGTGGAACTTGTTAAAGCCAGGAATGTCTCTTGCACCACGGATATGCTTGAGAACAATCTTTTCACCGTCCAAGTACTTCTCCATTTCAGTAGCAACAATTTGTGCCCACTGACTTGTACCGCCGCCTGGCTTCTGTGGTACAATCATTATATAATCAGCAAGTGCTGATGTTGTAAAACCTAGCACTAGCACTAGTGGTAATAAAATTTTACGCATAGTCTATTCTTCCTTTTCTCATAATGCTGTATATGAATATTCCAATAATGCACACTATTAGTGACATAAATATTGGTCTTGTTATTAGTGTTTCCACAGTGTAAAGTCCTGTGATCTGAAGTGTAAGTCCTTCAACTTTTTCTGCCAGTATGTAACCAATTAACATAGCAGGTCTACTAAACTTATAATGTCGCATTGTAAATCCTATTACAGAAAATACTGCTAACATTGCGAGGTCTTCCCATCCGCCTGTGTACTGCATTGAAGTAAAAATAATCAATCCTAGTAGCACAGGAAAATAGTATTTGTATGGCACTGCGGCTAGTTTACTAATAGGTTTTATTAGAAACATACAAATAAGTGCAACAACTATTGTAGCACCTAAGAAGCCGAATGTCATACTTTTAAATAACTCTGTGTCCTCTGCTATATCTGGTGTGCCTAATTCAATCCCCAAGTACATAAACAAACTCATAAGGATTGCCGCAAACTTAGCACCGGGTATTCCAAATATTACTGTGGTAATCATGCTTGTTGCTTTTTGTGCATTGTTAGCACCTTCGGGTCCAATAACACCTTTGATGTTTCCATTGCCGAACTTTTCGTTTGGGTTACTTGCAACTGCTTGACCATAGGCCATCCAGTCTGCCATTTGTCCTCCAAGTCCTGGAAGTAACCCAATAAATGCACCAATGAATCCTCCACGCAATGCAAGCCATTTATTATCCCACGAAGCTTTTATACCTGCCCATAGCTCACCATCACGGATCTCACTGTCAGCAGTGCTGTGTTTTAAAAATAATCCTCTTGTAAGTTCTGGCACAGCAAATAGTCCTGCAGCAACTGCCATAATTTGTATACCGTCTTCTAAATAGAACCAATATTGTGCGCCTAATCTTGCTTCATTGTTATCAGGGTTGACACCTACCATACCTACAAAAATACCAAATGCAATGGCAAGTACAGTACGGAACCAAAACTGATTAGTTAAAAACCCTACTGTTGCAAACGCTAGTACAACAAATGCCCACAGTTCAGGGATACCCAGTATATATATTAAGTTAGTGTACCAAGGTAATAGTAGAAAAACTAAACATCCCCATAAAAGCCCATTAAGTGTGCTTGTTGTTACAGCGGCACTAATCGCATAACCTGCTCTGCCTTGCTGGGCTAGAGGAAAGCCATCTACCATAGTAGCAGCAGCACTATTAGCCCCTGGTATTCCTAATAATATAGCAGTAAACGAGTCACCAGTTGTACTAGCAGCGACTACTGCCATAAGAAATATCACACCCATATACGGCTCATGTGCAAAATAGCTAATAAAACCAAAAAGTGCTACCAAACCTGTAGTAGCACCTGCACTCGGTATGATACCTATTATGAGTCCATAAAATACCCCACCTAATAAGTAGGCAATCATTTCAATCACGGTTTATAAGTCCCTATAAAAATATCACTATGGATATGATGTTGATACCATTGTATCCCATATCTTCGTGCAAAGTCCAGGATTAATTGATTTTGTTCTTTTATCCTAGTTGTCATAAAATAATCAGTTTCATACCAATCATAATTTGGGTATCTTATATTGAATCCACCTGCTTGCTTCCACCATAGAAAACTTGCCCAGTCTGGTCTATATACCAACTGTATCCAAGCAAGTGGATAAGCATCTTGTATTTCACTAAAGCAATACGGCCATTCATGGCTCATGTGCAATTTACACCCAGAAGAGCTATCCCAGTTCGAATAAGGGGCATCTAAGTTTGCACGATCTAGACTACAATCAAACTCCATACCTGTGCCGTAGTATGCTTCTGTGTGTCCTATTTTATTATGATGATTATATGCGCGATGGGGTGCACGATCTGTGCAGTTATAATGACCTTCAGATTTTATCTCTCTAGCAATACCACTCCAACGAGATCCAGGTACCCCTGTAAAAAATATTCTCTCAGGTAACGTAGTCAAACTTAATTCTTCCGCGAGCACCTTCTCTTATATTCTTTATGGAACAATTGTTTATTTCTGCATAATGTTCAATAAGAGGCATAGTCCATTTATCAAACCAATCAAGAACTACTCCATTACCAAAAGGTTTGTTCGGGTTTACCTTCATACAAATTGTACCTCCTTTTGCAAGGAGAGAAAAGACTTTTTTCATTCGATCATCAACCCATTTGATGTCGTAGAAATTTATAGAACCATAACAAATGATGAGATCAAACTTTACAGGATACTCAAAGTCAAGTATGTCTAACATTTCATCAGCGTTTGAATTATAGGGGTCAAGTCCTATAAAAAACCCTACTGGAAAGTGTTTCTTAAATTGGTTATCCCCACAACCAACATCAAGAACTCCATAAGATTTTTTGACTAGTTCGATTACGTGAGGGTCTTCATCATTACTAACATAATCGTTTGCAAAATATTCTTTTAGATCTCTATAAGTCATTATCGTGAACATACAATTGTAGCAGTGTGTAATGAAGTACTTTCATTAAATCTTTACGAGCATCTTCTTGTGTGCCTTTTTTACCATATCTTTGTGCGTATTTTAATACATTACCAATACAAAAACCAGTACCATGACCCCCATCCATAATAAACTCTGTAGCTTGAAATTTATCGCGAGAATAGTGTTGATCATAGGTAGCG